AGCATAGGAGGACATCATGTCTGAAGTAAGAACCGACGAAGAAAAAGCTCAGATGTACCAAGCCATGCTGGATGGCGCTAACGTCATCACAAGTGTGTTAGACGCTGATAATGAGTACGGCAATGATCTGACCAATGAAGAAAAGCAAGAGCGTGTACTGCGTAGTGCTGGATACCTATCGTCTGGTACGGCTTTGGAAGATTGGGGCAGCGAAGACATGACTGCAATTAACGCTGCTATAAGCGCAGCAAACGCATACGAACCTGACGCATAAGGAATAGAGCATGGAAGACGCAGTGATTACGATTGGCGACACCGACTTTAACTTCAGCGACCTGCAGCCAGAGGCGCAAATCATTGTGCAGCGCGTTCGCATGTTGCGGGATCAGCAGCAACAGCTACAGATTCAGATGATCGAAAGCGAACGCACCATAAACGCTTGGTCATCTGATTTGCATGACCTGGTGCATGCGGTCGAAGAAGACGAGGAAGAGTCCGCCTAATGGCGACAACTCAGAAAGAGCTAGCTCAAAAGGCGCTGGCTGAGATCGAGGCGCACGAACGCGAGTGCCTGGTTCGCTTTCAAAACATAGAGCGCCGGCTAGATAGCGGCGCAAAGAATTTTGAAAAACTCGAGCGATTGATTTTTGGATTGTACGCAATCGTTTTGGGCTCTGTTTTGTTGCCAATTTTATTGAACATGGGCTAAGCCATGATCGGCGAGATTGCGGCAATCGTCGCTGGCGTCAACGCCGCAACAAGCGCAATCAAGCAAATTGCGGAAACGACTTCAGATATCTCGAGTATTTCGGGCTATTTATCAAGCCTGGGAGGTGCCGAGGTTGAGCTTCAACGATCAATCAACGATGGAAAACTGTCAGAGGCAGACGCCGTCAAAGCGGCGTTAGCAAAAAAACACATTCAAGAGACGATGAAAGAGATCAAAGATCTCTTCACCGTTAGCGGAAACGGGCAGCTGTACAGCGAGGCTATGGCCGCGATGGCAGCAGCGAGGAAAGAAAAACAGGCAGAGCTTGCAAGACAAGCGGCAGCAAAAAAACAATTTTGGAAAGAGATTCGGCAGTGGGGGGCAGTGTTAGCGGTTCTTTTGTTTTTACTTCCGATGACATTGGCCCTCTTGTTGGCATACCTGACGCGATAACGCACATAGGACAAACGAATGAAGTTTGACGCAATCAAAGGAATTATCGGCAGCCTAGCACCGACAGTTGCGCAAGCACTCGGTGGCCCGTTGGCAGGCACCGCAGCGTCAGCGATCGCGAAGGCGCTCGATTGTGATCCAGAGCCAAAGGCTTTGCAGCAAGCAGTGCAAAACGCAACGCCAGAGCAGTTGGCAGAAATCAAACGCGCAGATAACGACTTTGCCGTCCAAATGAAAAAGCTAGACGTGGACGTGTTTGCCTTGCAGACAGCAGACGCGCAAGACGCGCGAAAGCGTTTTAGCGGCGATTGGACAGCTAGGCTGATCGCAGTGATGTGCGTGCTGTTCTTTGGAAGCTACATATTTATGGTGACGATCCAAGAGCCGAATCAGAATTCAGACGCAGTAATTAACCTGGTGCTTGGCTACCTTGGCGGAATCGTTAGTTCGATCATCAGTTTTTATTTTGGTGCTTCTAGTAAGGATCAGACAAGTAATGAGTGAACGACTTATCAAAATGCTGAAACGGCATGAGGGCGTGAAAAGTCACGCCTACAAATGCAGCGCCGGCAAGGTAACGGTGGGCGTCGGTCGCAACATTGACGAGAGCGGCGGTATTGGCCTGAGCGACTCTGAGATCGACATGCTGCTTGCAAACGACATCAAGCGCGTGGAGCAAGAGCTCACCGATCGGTTTACCTGGCACAGCAAACTCGATAGTGTGCGGCGCGAAGCAATGATCGACATTGCATTTAACCTTGGCCTGACCAAACTGCTTGGATTCAAGAAGGCATTGGCCGCGATGGAGTCAGGCGATTACTTTTGGGCCAGCACTGAATTCAACGCAAGCCGTTGGGCGGAGCAGGTTGGCTATCGAGCGGACGAGCTCTGCGACATGATTGAAACGGGTGAATATCGTGTCTTTTCTTAACATAGCACCGCCGCCAGGCGTCGTTAAGAACGGCACCGATTTGCAGCAGGCAAATACCTGGTCAGACGCAAACCTGGTTCGCTGGTACGAGGGTGCGTTGCAGCCGGTAGGCGGATGGCGTGCTCGCACAACGTCGGCCATGTCTGGCGTCTGTCGCGCGTTGATCGCCTACCTCGACAACAGCCGCAACCGGCGCACGGTCGCAGGCACGCACACGAACCTTTACTTTGTTGGCGAAGACAACGCTCTGACAGACATTACGCCGGCTGCCTTTACGACCGGCAACGCCGACGCAGTGCAGAACCTAGGCTATGGCGGTCTGACGTGGGGCGCCAGCACTTGGAACACGCCCAGGCCAGACAGCGGCGCATACACGCCGGCAACGACTTGGTCGCTAGACACATTCGGCGAATATGTCATCGCGTCAGCTACGAGCGACGGCAAGATTTATCAGTGGGCCAACAGCACCGCCGCAGTGGCAGCTGTGCTCAGCAATGCGCCTGTCGATAACAACGCCATTGTGGTGAGCCCAGAGCGTTTTGTATTTGCGCTTGGCGCTGGTGGCGTAGGGAATAAGGTCGCGTTCTCTGATCAAGAGCAGAGCAACGTCTGGACGCCCGCCGCAACAAACCAGGCAGGCAGTTTTACCCTGGCGACAGACGGCAACTTGATGGCCGGCAAGCGCATGCGCGGCGAGACGCTCTTGCTGACGGACACCGACGCGCACACTGCCAGATACCAAGGCCCGCCATTTATATACGGCTTCCAGCAAGTCGGCACGGCGTGTGGCGTCATTAGCGCCAACGCTTGCGCTACTGCCGGCGGTGCGGCTTATTGGATGGGCAACAACGGCTTCTTTGTTTACAACGGAAGCGTGCAGCCGCTGCGCAGCAGTGTCGGCGACTTCATATTTGAAAACTTAAACGTCACCGAGCGCTCGAAGGTTTACGCGGTACAAAACAGCAATTTCAGCGAGATCATTTGGTTTTACCCAAGCAGCGGATCAAGCGAAAACGACAGCTATGTCTCTTATAACTACATGGAAAACCATTGGCAGATTGGCACCCTGGCGCGCACGGCTGGCGTCGATGTGGGTGCGTTTGTGTTCCCTAATTACACAAGCGCTGACGGCTATGTCTATGAGCACGAAGTCGGCTACGCCTACGACTCTGGCAGCACCGTCTTTGCGCAAACCGGCCCGCTGCAGCTGGGTAATGGCGACCGGATGATGGTTGCGACGTCGTTGATCCCTGACGAAAAAACCCAGGGCGACGTGACTGCCACATTCAAGACACGTTTTTATCCGAATGCAGCTGAGAGTACGTTTGGCCCGTTCGACATGGCGGCGCCAACGAGCGTTCGATTTCAGGGGCGCCAGGTGCAGATGACAGTCACCGGCAATACTCCTAGCAGCTGGCGAGTAGGCAACATGCGGCTCGATGTACGGGAGGGCAGCAGACGATGATCTTGCCCGAGGCGCAGCGTAATTATGATTTTGTGCAGGAAAACCAGCGCAACAACCTGATTGAGCAGGCTGACAACTTAAATCGCAAAAAGAACCAGGACGTCGAGTTGCGCAATGAGCGGCTGATTCTGCAGAGCCCTGACGGCACGCGATTCAGTATCACTGTCGCGAACGACGGCACCATTTCGGCGACGTCGTTATGAGCGAGGCAGTTTTGCATACGGCAGAAGACGTCGTTGGGCCATACCGCGAGCTATTAGAGATGGCGCTAGCGCGAGCAGGCGGCACGCACACCTACGAAGACGTGCTGCAGTCGATAAGCGTTGGCGACATGTTTTTTTGGCCGGCAAGCAAAAGCTGCTTGGTTACTGAGATCGTTCAGTACCCGCGCCTAAGAGCGTTGCATGTTTTCCTAGCGGCGGGTGATTTGGTTGAGATAAAAGATATGGAATCCAGTTTGATTTCGTTTGCCAAAAGCCTGAAGTGCTCGGCGCTCAGCATGAGCGGGCGCAAAGGCTGGACGAAGGCGTTAAAAGAAATGAATTGGGAAGAAGCACACACAACATTGGTCAAGCAGATATGAGTAAAGATGGAAGCGGCGGCGGCGGTAGCAATATCGGCCTGCAAGAATTGTTACGCATCAACCCAGGCTTGATGGGCGATTTACAGCAAGGCGGCGGCCCGTCGCTCACAGAGCAGGCAATGGCCGCGCCTCCTGCGTTGCCAGAAGATTTTTACGGGTCTGGCACTGAGATCACGCAACCTGACATGGCGTATTACGAGCAGTTTCCTTTGCCTGGCAGCGAGCCGCCAGTACAGGCTCCGGTCGCCGCCCAGCAACCGGCAGTTAACTCTCAGTCCAATGGCATACCGATTTTTGATGTTGGCATTGGCGGCGAAGGCGGACAGTACGGCGGGCGATCAGTACCTGCAGGTTTGGCCGAAGCAATGGAGATCGTGAATAGGCAATCAGTCAGTCAGCGAAAGCGTAAAGCGGCGCAAGAATTGATTGATAACTACCAGGCACCGCGTCAGTCGATGCCTATTTTGGACATGGCCGGCGGCAGTTACCGGCCTGCAGTAATGCCCGCAGCAGGGCCGTTTATTTCAGAGTCTTCGCCGGTGATGGATGACATACGGCCAGACTTCCGCAACTTTGATATTGGGATGGTAGGACTATGAGTTTAGGCAAAAACAAGCAGAGCTCTGAGCAAACATTCGACCCAGAGCTCAAAGGCATGCTGACCGACACGTTCCGACAAGGGCAACGTGTTGCTGCAACGCCTTATACGCCATACAACTACGCAACGATTGCGCCCTTGGCGCCTGCGCAGCTAGAAGGCATGAACATGGCCGCAGATACTGCGCGTGCTGGCGTTGGCCAGGGCGAGATCAACGATGCGATTGCAACGACGCGAGCAGAGACAGGCTTTCAGCCCTCGCAAGTAACCGCTGGGTCGATCACTGCGCCAGGACAAGTTGGCAATGTAGGCGCATCGAACGTGCAGAGCGGATTTGGCTTTGCTCCAATCAATAACCAGCAGGTTCAAGCGCAAGGCGTGAGTGCGCAGCAGATCGGCGGATTAAACCCATTGCAAGCGCGACAAGTGCAGGGTCAAACAGTAGGCGCTGAGAGTTTGGCGCAGACAGATTTAACGCCTTATCAAAACCAATACGACTCTGGCGTTATTGACGCGGCGCTCGGCGACTTAGATCGAGCGCGGCAAATGACGCAGAATCAAAATGCAGCAAGCGCCGTATCGGCTGGCGCGTTCGGCGGCGATCGCCAGGCGCTGGTCGAAGCAGAAACGAACAGGAATTTCGCGCGACGAGCAGCGGACACAGCAGTCAACCTGCGCCAGCAAGGCTTCCAGAACGCGCAGCAGCAGGCGCAGGCGGATCTCAATCGAGCTCAGCAAGCCGGCATGCAGACAGCGTCATTTGGTCAGCAGGCAGCGCTCGCTAACCAGCAAGCCGGCCTAACGGCTGGCGGGCAAAACCTGCAGGCTGACTTGGCTCGTCAGCAGGCTAATCAGCGAGCCGGCTTGGCAGCAGACACCACGTCAGCCGCAAACTTTATGCGCGCTGGTCAGCTAAACGCGGCAAACAACCTGGCAGCGCAACAAGCGACGCAGCAAGGAAACATTCAGGCCGCTCAGCTAGGGCAGCGCGGACAGCTGGCGAACCAGGATGCGCAAATGCGTGCAGCATTGGCTAACCAAAACGCGGCCATACGGAACCAGCAGCTAGGCTTTGACGCTCAGCGCTTCAACACAGACGCCAGCCTGCAAGCGGCGCTCGCTAATCAACGTGCCGGGATGCAGGCGTCTGGTATGCGCCAGGGTGCAGCTGCTCAGCTGGCAAACCTTGGCGGCGACTTGCGCGGTACGCAGTTCGCAGATGCGGCGGCGCTACAAGGCGTTGGCGGTCAGCAGCAAGCTGCGGCACAGCAGCTGCTTGACGATCGTTACCGCAGATTTGCAGAGGCCAGAGAGTATCCATTCCGTATGTTTGACGTGCTAAGAAGTGGTGCTGGCTTGTTGCCTAATCCGCTGACGAGCGCGAGCAAAGGCAGCGGGTTTAACGCGGGGATTTCGTAATGTTTAGCAAGATGATGGCTGCAGCATCAGCGGCAGCAGGACTACCTGACGCGCTTTTAACTGTCGCCAATAAAATGGACGAAGATGACGAGCAAGCAAATGAACTAGATCCTAGTTCAGTAGTTAGACCGGCTGAAGCGATGTCAATAGGCGAATTAGTCAACCAACGAGCGCAGCAAGCTGGTGAAGTGTTTAGAAACCCAGGCGAGTATTTGATGGGCGCAGTGCAGCCTCAGATAGATGCGCTGCGTGATTCGATAAGAGATCCAGCAGAGTACGCAGAAATGCGCCTGCAAATGGCGTTGGATGGTCGTCTTGATGCACAAGAAGCCGCTCGAGCAAGGCGCATGCGCGAAATGCAAGCATTCCAGCAGCAAGGGCTAAGTAACTATTCGTCAGGTCAGCGAGCGACTCAGCTGCCTACTGGCTATTTCAATGACGCACAAAGAGGGTTGTTCTGATGGCAGAAGTTGATTTTGAAGAAGAGAGAAGGTTAGCCCAAGAGCTTTTCCCAGTTCAGCCTCCGATGCCGCCAGCGCCTAGGACTGATAATGGTCAGCCTGGTGGCCGCGGCGGGCTTATGGGCGCTGTAACTAACATAGCGCAAAACAGAATCGTAAGACCGCTGCAAGAATCGCTTGGGTTACGTTTGTCACCGCAGGAAGAGTATTACCAAAACCGGAACAGGGCGTCGGCAATAGACAGAGCCTTGCAAGTTCAGGCCATTAATTACTTCAACGATCTAACGCCTGAAGCCGCACAACAGATTGGCTTGAGCCGTGCGCAGCTTGAGCTCGCAAGAGCTAATCCAATAGCGTCTTATGACGACGTCGTATCGCGCGCGTTTAACCGCGAAAGTTTCAGCACAACTCCAACATATGGCGTTGATAAGTTAGGCAACAGGGTCGGATATCAACTAAGTGATCGTGGCAACGCAAAGGTGATCGATTACACCCCAAGCCAAGAGTACGACACGCAAGACACTGGCGGCTCCATACTCGTCTTCAAGAAAGGTACGCGGATATTGGTGGAAACTATTCCAAAGACGATGACGCCAGATCAGCAAGCACGAATTGTTATTGATCAAAAGAAAGCGACACAAGAAGAAAGAGACAGACTTGGAACTCGCAGAAAGACGCTACGAGAGTCTTGGCAGAAAGCAATCAAAGAGCCGTCTGCCGCCTTTTTTGCTTTTGAAAAAGTAAGAGAAAGCGCGGGTCTTAATAGCGCCTATGGCGACGTTGCATTGCTGACAAACTTTATGAAGGTGCTTGATCCAGGCTCAATCGTGCGCGAGTCCGAATTCGACATGATAGCCAACACTGGTGGATTGCCGGTCGCTATTGCAAATGCTTTCAGAAAGTCTGCAAACGGCGAGTTGCTTAGTCCAGAGCAACGCAATTTGCTAGTAACCGCCGCGATGGCAAATTTGAAGCCATACATTACTGAAGTTGAAAGCCAGCAAACTATCTTTAACAAAGAAGCTGAAAGGCTGGGTGTTGATGCAGCGAACGTTTTTGTAAATCCATTTACTCGACTGCCAGATGACCTTTACGAACAGTATGGCTTGGAGCGCTAATGAAAAACGAAACCAAAGACCGCCATGTAAGGAACCTGCAAAAGCTGCGTGACCAAAACGCACCAGCAGCGGTGATCGATGCTTATTACCAAGCCGAAAAAATATCACCAGAGGACTTGCGCATTCGTGCAGACGAGTCGGGTTTTGGCACGCAAGTTTTACAAGGCGCGCTGATGGGCGGGTTCGATGAGGCCGCAGGCTTCGCCCGATCTTTAATGTCTGGGAACCCATACGCGGACGAGGTTTCAGCTGTAAACCAAGGCATCCAAAATTATCAGGCTGATAATCCAGGGAGGGCTTTTACTGGCCAGACGCTAGGCGCTTTAGGCACGACAGCTGCTTTGACTGCGATTCCTGGAGTTGGTGCGCCAACTGGTGGTGCAGCTGCCGCCGCGAACACAGCAAGACTTGCGACACTTGCAAGAGGTATGGGTATAGGGGCAGGCGAAGGCGCAGTAGCAGGGGCGTTGTCAGAGAATGAAGATCGCACGTCAGGCGCTATACAAGGCGGTATGTTTGGCGCTCTGATCCCTGGCGGTGCGAATTTAGTTGGCGCCGGTGCAGATGTTGTAAAACCTTTACTCAACAACGAGCAAGAAAAAATAGTGGGCAACTTGCTTAGGTCAGTCGCTACAGATCCAGATCGAGCCGTAAAAAACCTGCAAACAAACGCCGACGTTCGCGTGCCAGGCAGCGTACCAACGACAGCGCAAGCTGCTCGCGATCCTGGCCTTGCGGCGTTTGAAACGCCTGTTAGAGCCGTAGATACGGCAAACCGTATTGGCCAGCGCACGATTGATCAGCAGCAAGCGCGCACAGAAATGCTATCGCAAATGGCGAGAGATCCAGACGCAGTCGAGTTTGCGAAGGGCAAGCGCGACGCCGCTGCGTTGCCAATGCTCGAAGACGCATTTGATGGCGCTGACGTCATTAACAGTAATGAGCTCATTGATTCGATGACTGCAGTAAGGAACAAGCCTGGCGTGCGCAGTCAAAAAACAGTGCGCTCAGCAATTGATGTGTACATCAAAGAATTAGAAACGCTTACGGCAGATGCGGATGGCAACTTATTACCGATAAGCGCTGAAGACTTATACGGCCTGCGTAAAGAGATTGTTCGCGCAACGCAGGGCAAATTGTCGGGCGACGGCCAAGATCAAAGGTTGGCGAGAAAGCAGCTTGGCCAAATTATCGGCATGATTGATGAAAGATTAGAGTCTGCAGCGCCAGGATTTGCAGAGTACCTAACGACTTACGCGCAACGCAGTCGCCCAGTTAACCAAATGGAAACGCTTCAAGACATACAAATGCGTAGTGAAGTCGCGACGCCTAATTTAGTCACCGGCGATGGCGTGCTTAGTCCTGCAAAATTAACATCTCAACTGCGCGGCCCAGCAGGTCGAGAAAAACTAGCCAGGCTTAGCGATGCGCAACGGCGAAGGGTCAACAGAATCCTGTCAGATATTCAGCGCTCAACTGCAGCTACTGCGCCAGGTGTAAAAGCGCCAGGCAGTGACACGATGAAAAACTTGAGCATTGCAGCGTTGATTGGCCGCACTTTTGGCGGACTGAGCGAAACGAAACCGGCACAAGCGCTGGCGTCTCGACTTAGTTTTTTAGGTCTAGGCGAAGACGACATCCAAGAGTTAGTGGTGCAGGCCATGCTTGATCCAGAGCTATCTGCCAGGCTGATGTCCGAAGCGACTTCCGAAAGCGTTGATACGTTCATTGCAGCGGCTCAGCGTCGTTTGCCCAACATCTTTTACGGCACCGCCGGCGCTACGGCAGGGCTGCAACAGCAGTAATGGACGTCTCAATGACAAGCGCTCCGGCGCCAGTTACCTGGAAAACGGTAGCCGTGCAACGCCAGGAAGTGCTGCGAACTGGCGGCGAGGGCGAGCTCGTGCGTGAGGCTGTTGAGACGATCCAGCCCACGCTCTACACGGCTAAAGACGGGCGGGTGGAAGTGCAGCAGCTGGCGTCGTCTTCGACGCTGAGTTTGTTGGTCTAGCGTGGACAATCCGTGGACACTTTTACGGCTAAATACAGTAATTTACAGCAAGACACAGCAGGGCACCTCCGTAAGTCATTGATTTTATTGGCCCCGCAGTAGGCTGCAGTAAGCTGCAGCAATACTGTATGGGTTCAAGCCCCATCGTCCACCCCATTCAACTTACTGATTTGATTGATATTTTTGTTGTCAGATCAGTCGCGTGGACATTCCGTGGACACTTTTTACTCAACCGTGGCCCAGATGGCGGCCTGTTCCGCGTCCGCGTCAGCGTCGATAAATCGCGCGTAAGTCGTCAAAAAGGTCTGCACTGAGTGACCTAAAATCTTGGCGCAGTAGGCTGGCTTCATGCCGGCTTCAAGCATCCTGCAGGCGCATGAGTGACGCACGTTGTATGGATCGCGATATCTAATCCCAGTATTTTCCATCGCTCTCACTAGCGCGCGGCCAGTGTTGTTGCTACTCATAAACGGCTGGCCGAACTGGTTGTTCACAATGTGGTCGCTGTGCAGCACTCTGGGTGCATCTAGCAGGGCTTTTTTCACAGCAGGGTGAACGGGCACCATGCGCTCGGTATCTGTTTTGGTGGTGCCCTCAACACCATATACGCGGTTTCTGTGGACATGAAACACACCGTCCTTGTAATCAGACCAGCGCAGCGCGATCACTTCGCCAGGTCGCAAGCCGCAGTGGTAGCGGATCAGGTAAAAGATGCGCAGGTTTTCTGGTAGGGCTGCGAGCAGCTGTTTCATCTCGTCCGCAGTGAATGGATCAATCTCGCGCTTTTCTCTCTTGATCTCTTTGCTGATCAGGCTGCATGGGTTTTCTGTGATCCAACGACTTCTGATTGCGAGCTCAAAGACACTGCCGCCGTCGTTCAGGATTTCGCGCAGCGTTTTAGCTGAAAGCTGCTTTCGGTAGATGCCGCGCATCATCTCTTGCACGTCGCCATAGCGGATCTGCGTGATTGGCCAATCGGCAAACTCAGGCATCCAGTAATTGTTCAGTCGGCTTTTCACACTGCGCCTGGCACTTGGTTTGCCGCGCTCCAGTATGTCGAGTCGCGTTTGTGCCAGTTCGCCAAAGGTAGGGCTGCGACCTTCTGGCCTGCCGTCGTGCGGGTTTTCGAGTAAATCTTTGATGCGCCGCGCTCGGATTCGCGCGGCCTTTTCTATGTTAGCCGGCGTGTAGTTAAGCGTGAGGACTTCCGTGATTCGTTTCTTTCCGTCCATGAATTTGATTTGGCACTTGCCTCTTCGCTCATAGACTCCGGTCGCTCTTTTATCTGCCATGCCGTTATTGCCTCCAAGTCGTAGACAGTCGTGTTTGCAGGATCAGCCCAATAGTGAACCCCTTTCTCCCAGGCTTGCAACCGGCGGTGCCTGATCTGGCCATTGGTGTAGCCAGTGATCTCAGTCAACTTTGCTTCGGTAACGATCACGACTGCACTTCCTCATCGATCCACCAGTTTAAGTAATCACGCGCTTTGCGCAGATGGTCGACGGTAGGCTGGCGGTGGTGATTGGCACGCATGACATACTTCAAGATGTTGCCCTGGCAATAGGCTTTGAATTGGTCACTATCGAGCGTGTCGCGTATCACTTCGATCACTTCGATTTTGCCCTGGGTGTAGTGCTCTGGCGGATTGCGCAAGGCGTCCCATTCTGCAGGCGTTGCGTTGTCGATGCTCATTCGATATCTCGCTTTATTTTTTTGACTTGGCCATCGGTGATTTCGTATCGATTGATGACGTTATATACGGTCGATTGGTTGAGCGCCGTGGCGTCGGCGATCGCGACCTTGCGCATGCCTCCATGCCATAGTTTTAGAACAATTCTGATCTGATCATCGGTCAGCGCTCGGTGAAACTGGCGATTGCCAGACCGCTTGGTCTTTGGAGACATCAGGTGTTTGGCCTGCCGCTGCGCCTTAATTGCTCTGAAAAACAGATCGCTCATTGCTTTTTTGGCTGCTCGTTGATTTCCAGGCTATGGAAGTCGTCGCCCATGCGATCACGCACAACTTTCAACACCTTGTCTTTGGCTTCTTCGATGCAGGTCGCTTCCGCAGTGATGTATTTTCTTGTCGTGATCAAAATCTCAAACTCGTAGTCGTTCATACGGTGCTCCAAAAAAGCCCGCCTGTGGCCGCACGGACGGGAACGTGCCCGGGGGAAGGCTGCGCACTGAAGGAGAGGCTTATGCGCAGAGGCCGGATCAAAATGGAATCTCTTCGATAAAATCGGGGCAAGCGCCTTCTTTCTGCATAAAGTCAGCTGGCGGACGCGCCATGTGCTTCTGGCAAAAGCCAGGCTCACGATCCATGTGCTCGCAGAAAAAGCAGTTTTCTGGCTTCTTCTCGCGCTCACGCTGAGCGGCCTTTGCGGCTGCGCGCATGTCGGTCAGCACTCGCACCCATTCTTCGCTCACTTGCTCGACCAACGAGTGCGCCAAACAACGAAGCTACCGTCGCCGACTGCTAGGGTTTGGCAGCCGACTTTGTTGGCGCGAAAGTACGATTTCATTGCGTCTTTTTCTTTGACGTCTGCAACTCGCACGCAGTCGCCAACCTTCATGTCTGCCTTAAAACGCGCCCATTTCGTCGCAGAACGCGCTTTTTTAGTCCTTGGCATAGGCTTTTCAATGCCGCTTACAACTTCGTCCATCGGTATGTCTGTCAGGTTCATTTCGCTTCTCCCGCCAGGCGCGCGTCAAACTCAAACTTCAGACGATCGGTCGTTGCGTCGCCAATGATTTTTGGCGACCTGACTGATGCAATCTCAACTGAGCTGTAATGCGCGTGGCTGTTCGTGAATTGTTTTCCGTTCGTTTTGTTTTCGTAGGTCACGCCGTCGCCGTCAGCGTTAATGGGCTCAGCCCAGTTCGCGAGCAGCGGCGGTATGAAATTGTGGTCGTCGCAGCCATTACGCTGGCTGGCCTTGTCGAGATGCCGGTCGTGCTTTTCGCAATGCCAGCGCCCGTCGCCGTCCATCGTTGGCGTGGCGTGAGCACAGGTTCTGCAGTTCATCGCCGGCGTAGCGGTGCCGTGGCACAAATCATAGAAGTCGCACCATTTGCACTTAAACCAACTCGGGTCGTCGCTCATGCGCTCCAGCGGTCGGTCGCTTGTGATGATGCGCTTCGCGCGATCTAGCATGCGCTGCGCGTGCGCCTGGTCGAGCGGCACGCGCTCAAGGTAAAGGTCGTCGTCGTTTTTATTGACGGCCATGTAGAGCGCCCACTGCACGTCCATTTTGTGCATATAGATCTGCATCTGCGTGTAGTGCATTGGTTTCGACTCATACACGCCGCGCTTTACCATGTCGGCGAAACTTTTGGCGTTGTGCGTCTTAAACTCCAAGACGTGCGGCTCTTCGGGTGCGTCGGGCAAGCCCTTGCCCATGCCGTCGAGCGATCCGCCAAAGTGCCCTGCGTGATCTTCTATGCGCCATTGCTGGTTCGTATCAGGATCGACTTCCCAGACCGTCACGCCAGCGCGGCGCAGGTAATTTACGAAGCGCACTTCTTCCGTTTCGCCTCGAGCGAACAGACGTAGCAGTCTTGCGCCATGCCGCTGGGCTTTGACCCAGTGGTGGCCGTACCACAACTTGCGGCTGCATTCCTCGCCAGCAATCGACGCGCCAAAGTGAAGCCGGCCAGGTGCGTTGTCCTGGTCGGCCTCGATGCTCGTGTCGATTGCTTCGAGCGTTTTGCTGGCTGCTATCACTTCCAAGGCGGCGTCGTCTTCTCTTCAAGAGGCGCAGGCGCGGCTTCAGCAGCTGGTGCCGCTGGTGCAGCCGGTGGCGGTGGTGCGGAGCCAGCTGGCGCCGAGTAGCCGCGTATTTCGTTGCTGGCTTGATAGCCGTTCGACGCCTCGCGTACCTTTACTAGCACTTCGATTTCGTGGAAGTGCAGGTCTTGGCTATCTGCAAAGCCATCCTTGCCCATCGCCGTGCAGACGCTTGCCAGGTCGCGCTTAGCAATCTCAACGGCCTTTTCGTTTGGGTTATCGACGTTGTAGTTAGCCCAAACCTTTCGGCCTCGATGCTCGCCAGACGTGATTTCCCATGTGAAATTCAAGTAGTGGCCAGTGCCGGCTTTCGTTGCCCGCATCTCGCTGTCAGTAATGACCGCTTTGTATGTGCCTTCTGGCAGTGGCTGGCGCTCCTGTGGCGCGGATGCCGGCTCGATACCGGCGGTGCTAAATTGAAACTGGGCCATTAGGCTGCTCCTTCTAGTTTTTGGTTCATTGCGGTGGTGAGGGCGTCCCAGCTGAGATCAATCTCTTCAGGTAAGCCGAATCGGTTCTTCGCCACATACGCCGGCGTTTCGACGGTGCAGAGCACGCGCTTGCCGGTGCTGATGCCGCGGGCTCGCGTGTTGCCGAAGCCTGTGTCTTCTTTCTTGACCATGACTTTGTGCTTCGCGAACAGCACCAGGTCACACGACTCTTGCACCAGCGCGCTGGCTTTCGCGTGGAGCTTGATCTCGTAACGATCAATCTGCTCCATTTCTGGGTCTGAGTGCTTGCGGATCTGGTGGTGCGCGATCAGCAGGACGTTCATGCCCTGGTTGTCGCGAACAAACCGCAGGCCGGACAGCAGGTCGCGCCAGAGGTCGAGAGCCATGACGTAGCCTTTTCCGTATGTCAGCTGTTCGATGCTTTTAACGTTGTTGTCTTCGCAGACCTTCTTCCAGATCAGCGGCTCCAAGTGGTCGAGCGAGTCAATAACGACAGTCTTGTAGTCGTGCTTGCCGCAAAGCGCTTCGATCGCAGACATGACGTCGTCGTATGACTTGGCGATAGGGAATGCCTGCAGCGTGAGACTGCCGGCACCGTCTTCCGTTGGGATGAAAACGGCGCTTGGCGCGTCGGCTGCGAAGGTCGTCTTGCCAACACCGGAGGTGCCGAAGACGAGCCCGAACAGCGCGCGCGCAGATTGTGTCGGTGATACCGACTTGAGATCAAAGGCCATGATTACGCCTCCTTGATGGTTATGTATGGTTTCGCAGGGGAGGTCGTCACGGCGGCAGACATTTCTTTGTAGAAGTCTGGCTCGTTGTTCTGCAGGTAACGCATTTGCGTGTCGCTCAGCACTTCCTTCAGCTGCACAGGGTGCAGGTTCGTTGGGATCTTGTGCTTAATGCGCTTCCAGCCCTCTTGATCCAGCCGGCGGTTGTAGCCGTTCTTGACGGTTACCTTTGTGCCGTTGGGGAGGGTGGTGGTTTTGCTGCCTTCTTCGACTTGGTCGAGAAAAGGGAGGATTTCGGCTTCATGCTTCACTCTCGCGAGCTTGGCATCGTCTTCGATCTTTTTGAGCTCCGCTAGCCTGGCGACTAGCGATTCGATTGTTGGCTCGTTGTTTCCGTTGCGTGTCGTTTCGTCGGTCATCGAGTGTCTCCTTGTTCGTTGACAAAGAGAACACTATAGATGACCTACAAAACTGTCAACAAAAAGGAGACAGATAGAACAGTTTATTCAGAAAGACGCAACGACCACGTTTTTCATCGATTCAAAGTTTTTGCCTTTGAGGTAGAGCACTTCGACGTTGCGCATGTCGTAAAACAAATTGTTTTCCCTTGCGTGCGCCTTAACGGCAGGCAGATCCCAAGGGTGAACGCTGGCGTACATGAGCTCATCCGCAATGCGCACACACACAAACGCGCTGTCTTTGTAGAGCACGAGCGTCTCTGCAGAGTAGCCTTCATAGAAATTCGCCATTTCTTTTGCGGCGGCGCGGAAGGCCCGATGTATGCTGCAGCCGCTTTGCCTGCATGGGATGATCAATTCTTTGAGCAACTGCATGGGCTGCGCAGACTTCGAGTCGTCCGGCACCGAATAAAAGTGGAGCCCGTTCCCCGAGCAAAAATTATCGGTTGCTTTGACTAAAGCCTTATTCGCGTAGGTGTCCCAGATTTTTTGTAGTTCGTTATGAGTCTTTTCCATGTGCTGATTCCCTAGCGCTTTCTATGTCCAATAGATGATTGATTAGCGCGTCTACTTGTTGTTGAGACGGGATAGAAAGTGCGGCAAAGGTGTCTTGCACATTCAGGCCCGTTGCGTTGTCGTCACGGCCAAACAGCAGCCAGGCAGGCTTCACGTTAAACAGATCGGCGAGCTTTACGACGTTCGATCGGTTTGGTGTGGCCTTTCGGGTCTCCCATTTATGGATGACGTTGTGATTAATTCCGGACAGGTCAGCCAATTGACGCAGGCTAAGTTCGCGTGCATTCCGGAGATCGCGTATGCGGTCGGCGATGTCCTTCATGAATTGTCTCCTTGGTAATGACGGCAACCGAATGTATCGCAAAGGGTGACAATGAGCAACACTTTCGGTGACAAACTGATTGTGTGTTGTGACTGTCACCTTAAAGGTGTACATTCGCAGCGATGAGCAATACAAAAATCTGGGAAGACATCCAAATCGCCGAGCTCGCGCGCCAGCTAAACATTTCGCGCGGGTCAGTTTACAAGTGGAAATGGGCAGACAAGATTCCTGCCGAGCGCGTCGTGCAGGTAGAGGCCATCACCGGCATCAAGCGCGAAGAGCTCAGGCCAGACCTTTTTAGCAACGCGGCGAATGGCTGAGCCTGTGTATACACGCGAAGGGGTGAGAGAGGCGGCGCGGGAGCTTGCTGAAGAAGGCTTTACGTTGGTGCCGGCCAGAGGCAAAGAAACTGTCGAAAAATGGCGTAGGTGGCAGGACGCCGACATGCCGCCCGCGCAGCAAGAGTATTGGTTGAATAGTGCCAATTATCAAAACTGCAATTATGCGCTCTTGACTGGTAAGCAAGTCGTTGTCGTCGATGCCGACTCTGACGACGCCGTCAAATTCGTGCGCGAGAACCTCACCTACACGCCAAGGCGCGTTACGACGTCGAAAGGCAAGCACTTTTACTACCAAGTAGATCCCAACTACCCGGTGCGCAATGGCGTGAATCCAGACTTGCGCATTGACCTGCGCGGGCAAGGCGGGTATGTCATAGCGGCGGGTGGCATTCACGAAAGCGGCCACATATACGCACGCGACGACGATCCTGACGTCGATGTGTGGTGGGGGAGTCTGCCGAAGCTCTGCGCTGCAGACCTGCGCAAAATCAAGTCTTTCAACGAACCGGCTCCGGGCCCGGTGGATACTGGCCTGTCTTTCAGCGTGAAAGACGCGGGCGTTTCTGAGGGCAACCGCAACCATCAAGCAGCTGCCGAGGCTGGCCGGCTGTTTCGCCAGGGGCTGAGCTTCGACGCCGTGCTCGAGCAGGTGCTGCAGTGGAATACTTACAACAGCCCGCCGCTCGATCGCGACGAGGTAGAGCGCACCGTCAATAGCATCGCTCAAACGCACGCCCGCAACAGCGCAGTTGAGCAGCGCGAAGCGCGCGAGGCGCAAGCCGAAGCGGCTGAAGCGCAGAAGGTGGCGCTCGAGCCAAAGCCTTTTGTACTCGGCGACGCCAGCAAGATACCGCCAAGAGAGTGGGTCTATGGCCGGCACTACATCAGAAAATTTCTATCCGTCACCGTAGCGCCAGGCGGCACTGGCAAGACGGCGATCACGCTAGCAGAAGCCGTGGCGATGGCTACCGGCCGCTCGATCATGGGCGTGGAGACTGAGCCGCGCCGAGTGTGGGTGTGGAACCTGGAAGACCCGCTGGAAGAGCTACAGCGCCGGATTGCGGGCATAGCCCAGCACCACAACATCACGCAAGACGACCTTGGCGACAGACTGCTAGTCAACAGCGGGCGAGACGAGCCGCTGATCATTGCCGAGCAGGCCGGCGGGGCCAATGTGCTCACGCCAGCTGCC